GAGGGGTTGGCTCAGGAGCTTTAGGCTCTTCAGGAGCAACAAAACCAAGCTCCTCAAGCTTACTCCTCTGTTCAGGGTCATTGAGCGCCTGAAGGAACTCGGATGGAGAATTATTGAAAGACGAACGAATATGGGACGGAAGGCTTTCAAAGTATTCAGTTGCACGAGCAACGGCATTCTGAGCAGTCTGAAAATCTGTGACGTCAGAAAAGTCACCGAACTGAATTGGACGCTTCGGAGAAAAAGGATCAGTCAAAAAACCAGTTTCAGCATATTTCTGAAGGATGTTATCAATCATCGTTTCATCTTTAAAGTGCTGTTGGGTCATTGAAGGGTCTGTAAAAACGATACCTTCAGCCGTAGCATTTGTGTGATTAATTTTGAACTTCATATAAGCTCCACATAAAAAAGTCCTCGCACTGCGCAAGGACTGATTAGAAGAATCTCCGTATTGCGGCCGCGTCTGTACTTAGACTTCGGCCTTAGCAGGCGCGGCCGCTTTGAGGTCCTCAATCGTAGATACAAAAGCAGTTGCGGCGGCAATCTGCGTCGGAGCGCAGGCTACGAGTTCTCCAGTCTCATCAGAGTACTGACCAATCTCATAAAGAAAAAAGTCGTCAGGATGCTGACCAACAGTGGTACGACTATCACGAACAAGATCAGAGAAAGACCGAGACGCATCAGCTGCAGAACGGCTGAAGAACGGCGTATTAAAAACCTGAAGTTTCGAATCGAAAACGGAAAAAACCTTAAGGATCATGATTGATTCTCTTCCATAACACGTCTGAGTTTGGCAGCTTTCAGCTCTTGGACGCGTTCACGAACTGAAAGACGTTGCGGCGAAGCTTCGCCAGTATCTTCAAAATCACGACCTCGCTTCTCGCGAAGACGCTTAATCTCTTCAAAGCGAACAATATCAGAACGCTCCAACAACTTATCAAAATAAGCTGGAGGATTCATCATAATCTTCTCGCTAAGAATAAGTCGATCATTAGTATAAATATCAGTCATGTACTTTTCACAAAAGTCATGACCAATGCCAGGTTTAAGCGAGCAATGACAAAATTCAGCAACCTTACCGTCGTAATGCTCAAGCTTCAAAGGACCTGTAATTTTCTTCGTAACATAACGAGCGACATAAGCGGCAGTCTCAAAGTTGACTGAACCAATCGAACTAAAACCATACGGCCAAAGTTTCTCAAGCGTACGGCTACGACATAAGTTATTGCCTCGACGAATCGACCAGAGCTGTTTATCTACAAAAGTAACGCCAAAAATTATGGCGTGATAGTGAGGACGACCAAGCTTATCGCCATACTCACCACACATGAAAAAGCGAAGCTGTTGGCCAAAACGGCTCATGAAGTATTTACGCATGCGCTTCATGAACAGCTGAAAATGCTCGTAATGAAGTGAGCCATCTTCAGGCAAGTGAGCATCGTCATAAGTCAACGTAAGAAACATATTGTTCTTATGTGACCTAGCTTCAACAACGCATCGAGCGGCCCATTCACGAGATTTAGAAAGCCTGCAACCAATACACTGGCCGCAAGGAATCTTAAACTCCGAAAACGGAATAGCTTTAGACGGATCAAACGTTATCGCATTACGTTGTCCATCTTTAGTCTTTTGACCAGCAAGACGATACGCTGTTATCGGGTGAAAACAAGGCATTTTTCAAGACACGCAATATGAAGCTCACGGAGAATCGTCTCACGAGAAGAACGAAAACGAACCTGAAATGACACTAAAGCAACCCAAGGGCGATCGCGATAAAGCGTCCAGGTCACCAACTTGCGACGACCAACATAGCTTTCTTCACCAGGGATAAGCCAACAGACGCCAAAGTCTTTAAGAGTAAGCCGAAAAGCCGCAGTAGCCATAGCGCAGTTCCAAATGAAATTGAGATGTTCAAAATGATAACTATGACGACCGCGGCAGGTAACAAGGGTTAACGCTTAAATGCGGAAACCGCCACGCATAGGCGTAGCACGAGTATTCAAAGTCTTCGTACGTGATGCACCTTTACGGAAAATACGCTTAGATGCCTTACGAGAAAGCTTATGACGACGACGAGACATATAAACCTCACTTTTTAAAAAGTTTCTTAACAGCCTTAAAGGCCTCCCAGATCGCAGAACCAGAATTCAGCAAAACATTAACGAACTTAAGAATCGTATCGATCATTTTGCAAGATGAGCCGCACCAATAGCAGAGTTAACAACTGGAGCAGATGTGCCAAACGGATTCAAAAGTTGTAGCCATTGACCAAGAGACCAAGCTCCAGAGTGCTCTTTCATATAATCAAAAACCATCTTTTGCTTCTCAGAAGAAATAGCAGAATTCTGGGTCATAAATTTCGCTTGCTTCAAATTCTCTTCTTGAATCTTATTAGCAATCTCTTGACCTTTTGTTTGAGACCACATTAAGTTTGAAGAAGAATCAGCAGCAACAGACTGAGCACGTTTCAAACCAGCATCGGCTTGCATAGCAGAATTCTGAACATAAGTCTGCTTCTCAAGAGCGTCTTTCAGACTCTTCTCAGAATGCTGAGTTGACGCTTCAGCACCAGATTTAAAAGCACCAGCAATATCAGGAGCAACAATTGTAGGCGCATTGCCAGGAGCGCCAGAACCGCCAGTAGCCGACAAAATGGGGTTAAGACCTGCTTTGCGCATATCTTCAACTTCCCACTGGTGACGATTCTTCATCACTTCTTTCTGATGCTTCCAACCGAAATAAGCAGCCATAGCAGAACTACCTAAATTAGCAGCGCCACCAATGGCTTCAGCCCAAGGGAATCCCATATCAACCTCATTAGAAATGATCAACCAAACCAGGTACAGAGTAAACAGGCATCGGACGAGCACACTTCAAACGAATATATGAATCAAAAAGAAATTGTGGCTCATTCTGAACAGCAATTACGCGCTCAACGGGCGGATTATCTTGAATAAACTGAGATGAAAGCGTTGGCAACGAAGAAAACTTCTGAGCAAGATGCCAAGAATCAAGGGGCTGAGGATCAGTCGAACGGAACTTGCCAGTGATCTGGCCAGGGTAATAGCGATACTCAGCATAACGCTCTTGATAGCCAAAGACCTTATCGTCATCAGCAGTGCCTTGAGCGTAGATCTCTTTATTAAGAACAGCCTGTTCTCCAAGATGGGCTAGCACGGGCCAGTAAAAGTCAAAACGACCTTGACGAGACCACATGCGATTAAGGCCTTGCTGATAGGTCAAATCAGCACGGACATTCACAAAGCCGAAGACATAACCATGTTCAACAAAAGACTTCGAGAAACCATGAAAAGAATCTGAGACCACACCATAAGCGGCCAAATTACCTTGAGGCGTCGTTTCATTCGTAGAAGAAGTCTGCTGAACAGGATTGATCGAAATACGAGCAGACGAACCACCGAGGTATTCAGGACGCTGAAGACGAGCGTCAGGCGAAATTACGCCAAAGTGAGAACGAAGGATTTCTGTGTATCGCGTACCGCCGCGAGCATCACGCTCATAGAGCTTTTGAATCTGGAAAGCTTGACGGAGATCATTAATGCTGATCGGAGTAGCGGATGAGAGATCAGCAGTACCCGAAACTTTCAACGCAGGATCTTTCCAGGAAAGAGGATAAATTTCTCCAGGAGAACGAGACCACGAAACATCAGTACTAATATTAGAAGTAGTATAAATCTGACCAACGGTTGTAGAACCAGAACCAGCAGAAAAAGACGGAACACCATTGCCAACAGCAAAACCAGAAATGGTTGCAGAACCGCCAATCGAAATTTCTACTCCTGGTCCTTTCTGCGGCCAGGGCAAACATGACGTGAAATAATCGTGACGCTTACCACGACGAATCAAATTGTAGTCAGATAAATTATCTGGACCATCGCCGGTCGGGACTTTCAAAGACTCTTGAAGATTCTCATCTCTAAACCACTCATTGAAAATCAAATTATAAGCGCGGAAAGGAAGCGCATTAACTTTAAGCGCTTTATTCACATTCGTAGGAAGACCGAAGTAATCCCAAAGCGTTTGATTCTGAACATTCGTGCCGGAAACCGTCGGAATTAAAAAATCTGTCGAATCAGTTGGATTCTTCTGCTCACCATTGAACTTCTGCCAGTTGTCCCAAACAAGGCGATTGGGAACAAAGAAGAAGAAAGTCTCTAAGTACAAATTGTCCATAAAAGGAACAATCGGAGTCGCCAAACGAGCAAACAAAGTAGCTGTCAGCTTAAACGAATCTCCTGGAAGAACTTCGTCAACATAAAAGGGTACAAGAAAACCAGAATTGAAAGTTGTCTTATATCCATGAGAGCGATCAAAAACTGATCGAGGAATTTGGGTTGAAGGAATCTGAGAGAACAGATGCTGAGTAGAACGATTAACAGAAGACATGTACTTATCCAATAGCTATAGATAAAAAAAAGACGACTGAAAAGCTCTTCCGAAAAAGCTCTCTAATCAGTCGCCTTACGGTCCTAAAGCAAAGGCTCCAAAAGCTTTATCACCGTATGGCAAAGCATATACCACAAAGCAAGAAGAAAGCAAACATCCGAGCAGCGCGTTAGATACCCGCACGCACATCGGGGTGTCACCGGAACCAGTTACATCAAGTAAGTAACTGGTTCCGGACCTCCCCCGTGCGAACATCGCTGATATACATAGAAAAAGAAACCATTTTACCGACGTGGATAAAATGGTTCAGGAGGGATGAAAAACATCCCTCATATATGTTATTGGTAATTACCCGTTGTTGTCAGAAGAAGACGGTTTAGGATCGGCAGATGGGGTCGGCTGAGGGGTTGGCTCAGGAGCTTTAGGCTCTTCAGGAGCAACAAAACCAAGCTCCTC